ATGCCTATTTCCCCTGATACCGGAAAAATTGGGCCTCAAAACAGGCCCGTAGCGGGGCGATCGCCGGCCGGCAGGATCCAACGGCTGCGGAAATCCGGCCTCATTTCTCAGGATCCTTGTCGGTCTCAATCTGATCGCGGGCGAACATTTCGCGGATCCATTCAGATGAGACGGGCCCGGGCGCGCCGTGCGAGACCCACACGCGGCCGACGGATCCGGGCAGCGGCTTCGGCGCCGGCGCCGAAACCGTGGGCATCTCCGCGAATTTTCGGCCGACCAGGCCCGGCCCGCCAATCGTAAAGAGCCTGGCCTCCTCGTCGCTGCAGGTCTTCTCGGGCTCCGGGACCCGCCGGGCCGAAACGCTCGGCCGTGGCCTCATGCCGCCGAAATAGACCCTTCCCTTGCGGGCAGGCTCCAGCGAAAGGCTGCATATTCCGGCCGCCGCATTCGCGCAGTCATCGCTTCCATGGGGCCCATGAGAAATCGTATCCTTGCCGGCCGGCCTGGTCCTGCGCTCGAGTCCTGCGAGCTGCAGAAGCAGCCGAGGATGATCAAGGAGCTCGATCCCGCCGCTCATGATGATGGGCAGCATCTCCAAATAGAGATCGCTCGAGTTCTTTTCCGACCTTTGATACTGCACCCCGCACTTCGCAAAACTCTGAGTCGGCCAGAGTCCCGCGTAGAAATCCCCAGTAACCCGATTAATCCGATAGAGTTTCAGTGTCTCACAGATTTCTTTGACCACCTCATCGGCGTTGAAGGGGGGCCTGCGCTCGATCATCATGTCCATGACGATCCTTCCTTCTTCCCGGTGGGAGATACAAGCCGTGAAACTGTCATGCGCGCCGCCCGACGGATCGACGAAGCATGCGTATTCCACGCTCTCGGCCGGAGGCAGGCTGTATCTTCCGGGGATCCTGCAGGCCTCGATCGCCTCGATCGGAAGAAAAGTCTCGAGGTCGGACCTGAAGATCCCGGCCAGGTACTCCGAAGCCGCCGCCTGGGGATCCTCGGCCATGGCCCGATTGATGGCCGCTTGAGGATAGGTCGGATTCATGTCGGCCGTCCCCGCTGCAAAAAATAAAACGTCCGGATCGTCCTTCCCGAATTTATCCCGGTACGCTTCGAAAAAAGGGCCGAGCTTGGAATACGGGGTAGATGGGATCAACAATATGCTGCCCGGGTTCTCGCCCAAAGCCGGGCGCAGGGCGGTCAGGGTCTCGCTCAAAGGGCTCATGCCACTTACTCTGTGGAAGGCGGCTTCATCGAGAACGGCGGCCAAAATCCGATAGCCGCGAAGTGCTCGGAAATTACACGTGTGCACGGCCAGGATCACGTGATTTTTCAGCTCGATTTCTTCTTTCAATTCCTGTTTGACCATGCCCTTGAACGCCGGCAGCCGGAGGATGTCCTTGATGTATGAGAAGACCACGCCGGCCTGTTCCCTGTCCACGGCCAAACAGAGAATATATCCAGTGCCGATGTCGATCTCCCACTTCCTGAAGACGGCCAGCCAGACCATGCAGAGGGCGCTCAGAAACGATTTCCCCCCGCGCCTTCCAACCGCCAAAAAAACTTCTTTGAACGGTTCCGCCGGCGCCGCCTTCCGGCCCGTGAATTTCCGGTAGGCCTCGAGCTCGTCCGCCGTCATCGGCAGCGCGAAGATCGCCTTCAGGCAAACCATCCAATTCGCCCAGGTCTTCAGGTCTTTGAACAGCGGGCCGAAGACCCGCTTTGATTTAATCGCCTTTATGATGTTCATCCTCAGCCTCCCTGTCTACGATTTCAGCGAGCTCGTCCGGCGTCAGAACTCTCTCATCGATCTTTCGTCGATCGATCCCCAGCGCCAGCAGATCCGCCCGCAGCTCCCGGGTGAACGTCACGTACGGCCCCGTGAGGACCGACCGCAGCATCCCCGGCTTATCGAAGACCCCGGCGCCGCTGATAAAGTTTTCAATCATGCGGACGATCGTCAGCTTTGCGATCGCCCTGTCAACCAAAACGAGCTGGCCCGCCGTCAGGTCCTCCTCCTTCGGCCCCAGATCCAGGATGAGAGTCTCGCGGACCTGGCTCAAGTATCCTCTCAGCCGGCGCTTTGCCCGACCTCTCAACAAACGATCCGGAGGCTGCAGAGAATAGGCGCCATGGACTATCGGGCGGCCCAGGCGGCCTGTCTTATTTCCGCTCATTTTGTAAACCCTTTCTTATCAATAAATTGCACTTTCTGCTGACTTTCCGACACGACAGAAGCACGACAAATTGACCCCGTTCCCCCCATATGGGACGTGCACTAGAAATCCGTGGCCCTATGGGATCCAGGGGATGGCTGCCTGCTGCCTTTTTATCGCCCTGCAGGGGTTCCCGCACAACCGGCAGATTCGGATCCGGCGTATGATCTTGCTGACCCAGATCTCGGTTGTGAACGGTGCATAGCAGCAGTCGCTGACCCGGATTGATTTCTTTTTTCCTTTTGTCTCGCTCATGTTCCTCCTTTTTCATCGGGAGTGTTTTCCTCTTCATCTGCGGGCATCAGGGTGTCTGCGGGCATCAGGGTGAGGGAATAGTTGTGCTCTTTGAGATATTCGCGGGTCCATTCTTTGCCTTTTGCCTTTATGAGTTCTTTGATTAATTCTGGAGATGGGAGAGGAGGTGTAGTGTCGGGACCCTTCAAGGTCTCGACGTTCCCCCCCCGTGGGGGGGCGGAGAGGGGGTTCTCGGAAAGAACTTCTGATAAAGACTTCTCGGAATGGGTGACAGAGCTGTGGCACTTCCGATGTGCCAGCAGCTGTGGCACATCTGAGGTGACAGAGCTGTGGCACTTCTTCCCCCGAGGACCGCGAAATCCTCTTTTTCGTGAGATGTGCCGTGGGCTGGCACCTTTCCTAGGGGAAGGCTGTAAAATTCGGAGGATCTCATAGACATTGAACTTCCCGGTTCGCACTATACGGACGGCGCCGACTTCCTCCCACCAGTGGGTCGATCTTATCGCAGCTCGACGCGAACAGAAGCTGTCTTTGGCGATATGGGCCAGGGAAAGAGGGAAGGTTTTCCAGTTGTTATATCCCGCGTGTTGCTCGAGGACGTGGAGGATCCGCCAGTCGCAGGCGCTTGCGGTTTTCATGATATCGATGTTCGACAAAACGAAATCCATAGTCCTGTGATAAGGGCGCTTTTCATCCGTCATTGTCCGGCCCTATGATGGGGATGGCCGTCTTACTTGGTGCTTGAGTTTTGGGGCTGCGCTGTCGGGCGCGGCTGAATGTTGGATAGATGTTCCAGGGCCCGCAAGTCAACGCGCACGCAGCGGCCAAACTGCGTGGCCTTGATTTTTCCGGATCTGACCCAGCGGTAGGCCGTGATTGTGCTGATCCCCAGAAATTCGCTTGCTTCCCGAATGGAGATCCACCGTCGTTCAAAAGGTTTCCGTGTAGGCATGCTCATCACACTCCGTTTTGAAACGGGCGACGAGCGACGATCACGAAAAAGATTGTGAGCGTACTCATCGCTTCCGTCCCCCATTTTCTGGATGAGCACGCGTTCGGGGGTTTCGGCCTGTCATCAACCCGGCGCCCCGTCGGCCCGAGCGCTTGAGGCCCGCGTCTCCCCGTGTCAGTTCCGCTCGCTCCGAGGACGTGCCGGCGAACCGGGGATTATCTCGCCTGGAGGTCGACGCGGATACAAACTCACGAGGCTGCGTTCACTTTTTATATAAGCGATTTATCTAACCTTGTCAAGTGGGTCCCGAAAGATTCTTCCGAATTTCAATTCCTACCATTCCTATCGGAGAGAGTCGACAACCGAGACCCCCTTCCGCCTTAAAAATTGGGCGGATAAGATGGCGCGCCTGGGGCGGGTCGAACGCCCGACCTACGGATCCGGAGTCCACCTCGGCATATGGGGGATTAATTGATACTTGTCGACTCTACTTGTCGACTTGAGGTCGCCTCGATCCATTGATTTGCGGGTAGTTTCTCCGATAATTTCTCGACCGCCTGGAGCATGTTTTCCGGCGTCGGATGGGCGTATCTCATCGTCATCTGGATCGAGGAATGACCCAGGATCTTCGAGACGGTGACGAGATCGACTCCGGCCTGGACCATCCGGCTGGCTGCCGTGTGTCTCAAATCGTGGAGCCTGACTCCCTTTATCCTGGCGCCTTTCAGAGCTGTCTTGAACGAGCGCTTGATATCCCTCAGCCCGTTGAAGACGAGATCGGAAGCCCGCGCGGCGCCGGCCAAGACTCCTCTGACCATCGAGGACATCGGAACATTGCGCGGCCGTCCGTTCTTTGAGTCGCCGATATGGATGAAGCTCCGATCGAAGTCTACGTCTTCCCAGCGCAGCCCGAGCGCCTCGCCCTTCCTCATGCCCGTTCCAAGCAGCAGGACAAGAAGGGTCTTCAAGTGCGGCGCCGCGGCCCCGACCAGGCGCCCGGCTTCGGCTTCGGTGAGGACCCTCTCGCGCGGTGGAGGCTCCTTGAGCTTGCGGGTCCGGACCGCCGGCGAGGACTCGAGCCTCCCCCACTCGACGGCCTTCGTCATCATCGTCTTGATTAGCGCGAGCTCTCGGTTTGTCGTAGCAGGCGAAACTCTTTTCTCCGGCTGATCCTGGGCCATATTCTTTTTCGCCATGGCCAGGCGCTGGGCCTTGTACACCTCGATGTCCTGCGCCGTGATCGATCGAAGGGCCCGGCCCTTGAAGAACGACCCCATAGATCGCAGGGAGACTTCATCTCGCTGCCACGATCGCTTGTTCGGCCTGGAATAGATCCTCATGAATTCTCGGCCGAACTCCTCAAAGCCGATATCCTTCGGCGGCGCCGCCTTCTCTGAGGTTTTCTCCGCCCGCAGCCGGCCGAGCTCGAGCCGGGCCTCTCTCAACGTCTGGCCTCCGAACGCGCGGAGGCGCCGGCCCCGGACCGTGAAGTCGAGGTAGAATCCTTCGCCCTGGCGGCCGCGGCGCCATTCGATGTTGTGTTTTCTTTCCCTCATTGATCCGTCCTGCCTCTCGCTGGTTTTAATTGCCTCTCATTGTCAATTATAGACAATAAAGGTCCGCTGTCAAGTGCTATTTTCTCTTGAAGTCAATTGTTGTTAAGGGTTATCATGGGGGCATGAGAGACGATTACATGACAGTCAAGCAGGTCGTAGAATATTTGAAGATCAGCCGGCAGACTCTTTTGAAGCTCCGGACTCGCGACCTGGCTTATGTGAAGATCGGGAAAAAAGTGCTATTCAGAAAGTCCGATATCGACGCGTTCATGGAGTCCCATCTCGTCACCCCAAAAAAAAGGGGCCGGAGGGAGGGATGATCATTCGAGGATTTTTCGCAGCAGCGCCGCGATCGCCTTCGCGGCCTGGTAGGTGATCGCCGGCGCGCGCCGCACGCTGAGGATCGGGATCCTGCAGAAATCGTCCTTTTCCATGGCGCCGGCGAGGATCTTCTCGATCGCGCCGAGCTCGGCCAGCAGCTCGGCCTTCTTGTCAGGCCCCGGTTGTACAAGGGGGGTTAACTCGGCCGGACCAGCGCCCTTCTTCTTGTCCATGGCCAGCCTCAACGCAGGACCAGGTGACCGCGCACCTTCTGCAAGGCATCGAGGGCGACGCTGAGATTCGACGACGCGACGACGTACCCGTCCGGGACTTCGCGCTGCAGCGTCTCGAGCCGGTCCATGATCTGGCCGACCTCATGCTGGATCTCCCCCGCCCGTTTGCCGGTTAATTGAATCATTTTTTTACCTCACAAAGCCGGAAAAAAAGGGCCGGGGGGAAGGCGTTAAAGCCCTCAAGCCTCGCCGGCCCGCTGGCGTAAAAGACCGGGATTTCGATTAAACCTATCAATCCGATAGGAAAAAAAGGCCGCGGGCGTTGGATCCGCTCTACCTCTGCCCGCGGCCACTCAAAAGGAGAAAAAAAACGCATGAATGAACTCATCCCAAAGATGGCCACAGGTCCTCAGCCTCTTTGCCGGCGCCGTCGTCGCCGATGTTGTCGTCGTTCTGGCTGTCGATCGATTTTTTCAAACCGCGTCCGCGCCGCTGGACGAGAAAAGGGACCTGGTCGTCGTCCTCCGGAATGACCGACTCGTCGGTCTCGGACTTCCGGATGGCCGGCCGCATAATGATGGCCGTGGGATTGCCCTCTGCCGTTTCATTCGCCCGGGCCGTGATCGACGGCCATTTGTCGGCGGATCTTTCCAGGAATACGAGGCGCCCGTCCTCGTTCTTTTCTTCCGGATACTCGCCCTCGCGCGGTTTCGGCTTCGGCTCGCCGTCGATCGCGCCGGCCGACAGCGCCACGAGCTTTCGGATCGCGCCGGCGACGTCGTCGGGCATGTCGTCAAGGTATTTTTCCAACAAAGTGCAGGCCTCCTCGAGGGCCTTGGTCGCGTCCGCCGATATCTTCGCGACATCGAATCCCTCGCCCAGAATTTTTTCAATCGAAGCCTTGAGCTCGTCGCCCATGGTATTGCCTCCTCTTTTCGATTTGAGAACCAGGAACCGCTCGCCCGTCGCCGGCATATCCACGACACTGACCTCGTTCACGCTGATCGACTGCAGCCGGCGCGCGCGCTTGCCTGTCTTCTTGAAATATTCTTCGGGTGTCATCCTTCAGCCTCCCCTCCGATCGAAAATCCGATCAGTTTCTTGTCCGCGATCGACCTCCAGACTCGCGGATCCGTGACCTTCAGCGTCATGATCCAGCAGCCCGGGGGGACGGTCCTCTTGCCGATCTTCACGGCCTTGGTGGTCACGAAGCTCTGCAGCACGGGCCAGGCCTCGCGCGGGCCCTGGTGGTTGACGCGGAACCGGCGCGGGTCATCATAATATTTACTCATGAAGAGCCGGGCGGCCTTCTCGATCGTCTCGGCGTCGGCGTAGTCGCCCTGGCTGTCGCACTCGCCTGGAGGCCCGTAGACCAGGCCCGTAATGATCTGCTGCGCCGCGTCAGCTTTCAGGATCCGCACGTCTCAGCGTCCTTTTCCTTCGGCGCGATCTCCCGGACGACCTGCTTGACCAGGAGCGAAACCTTGTCCTCGTAAGGGACCTTTCGCTCGAGCACTCGCAGGATCCGCGGATTGAACAGGGCCGTCCTCAGGTCCGGGTTCTCCGGCGGCTTCGCGGACAGCAGCTCGATGCAGGCTTCTCTGATGGCCTCAACGCGCAGGACGAAGTCCGCAATCACCTGACATTGTTCAAGCGATGGCCGGTAGAGCGAAGTGCTCAGCCATCTGTAAACCTGTTTGAAATTTGTCCCCAGGAAGGAGGCCACGAGCTCTGGACTTAGTCGGCCGGGGCCGCAGATTTTTTTTAAGGCCATCATGACCTTGTCTTGAATACTGCCAACCTCTTCAAGAATCTCAGAGGCAACGATAACTTTTTCGTCTATCTTGTCCATGGCCACAGGATAAACCAGACAATCCGAAATTGTCAAGAGTTTTTTTATAATATGCCAACTTTTTAATCATCCCTCATAGTCAGCTTTTTGAAATGCCTATATGCATTATGAAGACTAAATCTCAATCATGCCTATATCGCCGCCCCAGGGGGAAAAAACGCCCAAGGTCCGGCGGCCTTTGCCGCAGGAAAAGGCCCTGGCAAGGCCTCAGGACGCCTTCTAGGCGCGGCCCATATCAACCCACGCGTCCCGGATGAAGGCTGAAATGGCCAGCCCTCGCGCCAGGATGACGCAAGAGAGGCTCCGGTCGAGCTCCCCATGGCTGGGGCAAGGGGGCGAAATTGAGGAAGATGCCTATTTCCCCTGATACCGGAAAAATTGGGCCTCAAAACAGGCCCGTAGCGGGGCGATCGCCGGCCGGCAGGATCCAACGGCTGCGGAAATCCGGCCTCATTTCTCAGGATCCTTGTCGGTCTC